TACCCCCCAGGCTGTACTTCACTCCGGAGGCACTGAGCAGCAAGGACATCAGCTTGCCGAACACAGAGTCAGTCGTCAGAGAGCTGACCACAGTCCCCAGGGTCTTACTGGCCAGGCTATTCATAATTCCCGTGTGCCAGTCGGTAATCTGGCTGGATTCGGTTTCAGGGTGCAAGGTGTCATACGCTTTGCTGGTAGAGTTCCAGCGATGCAGGATAGATTTCAGGATGCTCATTTATATCCCTCCTATTTCAGTTCAACCCACAGCTTATAGGTATTCGTCGGAGCGGTGCTGCCATAGGCAATGTCCGCTTCGTCCCCTTCCCAGAAGGTGATTCCCTGGTCCACTGTGGTAACGGTATATTCTCTCGTTTTGTTTCTTTCGTCAGCAATCAGTTGGGCGGCCTGGGCCTTGGTGTACACTTCATCAGCATCCATGTAGTTATGGGATGTCGTCCCGTCCGTATCGACGAACTTCACCGTGGAGACATCGCTATAGGTCGCTCCAGCAATCTTCAGGGTGTGTGCCATGAGAGCACCGCCTTTACTAGGCGATGCTCAGCACTTTGGTCGTACTGTCCTGAGTAACCTGTACCAGAGTCAGAGTCCCGGTAACCTTTTGACCGCCTACATACGCCGTGTTACCGCTCACGATAGTACCGGCCGCAGCGGTTGCGTCGGACGTTTCTACTACCGTAGAGGACCCGGTCACGCCCAGAATCGTTACACCAGCCTTGATGTTACTGGCAGTGATCTTCGTCTTTTCGGTGGCATCAAGGGTTACTGTACCGCTGCCGTTATGGTAGCCGGATTTAATCTTGATAGAGTCGGCCACCTTACTGATGGTCTCCGTCTGGGCCCCGTTATTCGGCATGGACCCGGCCACAGATCCGCCGGCCCCAAATACCGTCTTGCCGGTCAGGACGTCGGCCGCAGCCCCCGTAGCACCAGTGGTATCCCAAAAGGTAGCAGTACCTTCACCTGCGGAAAGCGGGATGGACACTTTAGGAACGTTTTCATAAGTGACACCATTGATTTTTACACTTTTACTCATTTTTCTTCCTCCTTACGATACCAGGATTTGAGAGCCGTCATACGTAATTTTTCCATAGTTCTGCGGGATGGCAGCCACCGTGACTTCCTGAAGCCCCCCGTATCCTTCCCTGGGAATAATGTGCTGCACTTCATTCGATGGAATGACTTCCCGCTTTTCCAGTCTGATAGCTGCAGCCTGCTTTTCAAGGGTGCAGGAAATCTCCTCTGCTTCGGAGGTAACAGTGGCTTCAATGGCAGAGGAACCCTCAATTTTCGCGGTAATCTTTTCCACCCCAACCACCTCCTCAGGTCGTCACGTCCGGCAGCAGGTGGTAATCATAGGGCCCGATGGTCTGCACATCATCATTATTCTGGTGCACTTCGATATCGTACACATAATCTCCATAAGGCAGACCCTGGGTCATTTCATGAGAAATATTCACCATCCCGTCCTCTACAGGAATCTGGAAAAGGTAATCCGTATCCCGCAGCCGTTTCTTCACGGTCAGTACTGCGGTATAATCCTTGATTTCTTTCCCGTCCAGATCCGACAGTTTGACTGCAAGGTGGGCCGTGTCACCTCTGATGTGATAGATTACATTATTCTTTACCCTGAACATCTTACGCCTCCACGATTTCTACCCACAGCCCCCTGCTGGACATAGATGCCGGCTTATTGGCCGTAGAAGTCACCTGCAGCAGATTGAGATGGGCTTTTTCGCTAATGCTATGAACCTCCAGCATCTTGGCGGTCACCAGGCCACTGGGGTCGATGGTGGCGCTCACCTTGTCCGCGCTGCTGATGGCGATGGTCATGGTGAGGGCGATGGACAGGGCTGTCGCCGAGTCCTTGGCTTGCCAGTAGTCCGGGTTAGCATCGGTGGTCACAGCGTACAGGATTTCCCCGTCATCGGGATCCGTGGCGTACAGCCCCAGCTCCCTCAGATAGTAGCCCGCCGTCACATCCGAGTTGGTCAGCACCCCGGTTACCGTACAGGTACCTGTGCTGCTGGCTTCGCAGCCTGTCAGGCTGATGACCTGCTTAGGGCTTGCCAGGTCCGTCAGGGCTTCCAGGGAGGTAGGTTGCCCATCGCCTACCTTCATCTTTGTCAATTTAAGCAGGGTCTTGCCGGCCTCCACTTTGGCGGAGAGGGCACGGCCCTTGGTGGTCAGGATACATCCCGTCCAGTTAGCCATTAATCACTACCTCCTTATGGAGCGCCAGGGCTCCGGTCTGATACTTGCTGAGAGCTACATCCGGTGCGGTCACGCTGGGCAGCGGGATGGTTACCTCTTTGTGGAGCTGCAGCACACCGGTCACACGTTTGGTCAGGGTTACAGAGCGGTTAAAGCCGACCCCGTCCAGCCAGGAGCGGACGTTTTTAACGGAGTAGATTGCCGCCACCAGATGGGTCAGCTCGTCTGCGCTTACCATAGCGCCGCCAAAGCCGTTGACCCTAAAGTGGTAGGGCATGCCCCCGTACTGGTACCAGTCCTGGAGCACCACGTCCCCTCGGATGGGCTTGAGGACGCTCTTAACTGCCCAGGTGGTCCCTTTGTACTTGTGATCCTTGATGGCTGACTTGACCAGGTCTCTCTTCTGGCCCAACGTTAACCCAATATCGTAAAAGTCCACATGAAACTGCCAGGCCAGGTCGTCCACTGTTGCCTCATCCAGATCATCGATGCGGGAATAGATCAGCAGATCGCTCATCCGCTCCGTGACAGCACTCAGAGGCACGTCACAGGCCGCGGCCACGTCCTGTACCACCTGGCTGCTTGCCAGGGAGGACGGGAGCAGATCTTTGATCTTAAGGGAGTCCAGCGTCTTCATTCGCTGCTCACCCCCGCAAAGGTTACAGTCTTAGTACCGCAGGTAGCCACATGTCCGCTTTCCACTGTAGTCAGCGTGGGGCTGGTCACCTGCACCCGGGAGGCCCCGGCATCCACCATCATCTGGTACAGCTTGGACGGGTCGATATCCCTGCCCAGCTTGGACTTCTGCCAGGTAATATAGCTGTCCACGGCAGTACCTACCGCAGACTGGATGGCCAGAGAATTGGCCTTATCAGCGACGGCGATGCTGTAGCTTACCGTCACATCATAGCTGACGGCAGTCGGTGCCTTGACCACCACTTTATCCGTGAGCGGCCGCACCTTATCCGCGTTGCAAACGCTGCTGACGGCGTCCAGCACTTCCTGTCCGGGGATTTCACCGCCGGTAAGAAGTGGCACGATTTGCACGGTACCGGCCTCGGGGCTGCTGACCTCCACGTCGATGATATCGGCGCTGGCCGTCTTTGCCCAGTACTCATACGCACCGGAGGGACCGGCGGTAGAAAACTTCTCCGGAGCTTCGTGGATCCGGCTGCGGTAGGAGTCGTCACTCTCCACATCAGCACCGCCACCCGTCTCCGTGTTGGTCACACTGGCCATGTAAGGCACAGGGTCTACCAGCACGGTCAGGGCACCTGCGGTCAGACCATTACCAGCCGCCCCGGCTACCGTACAGGCCGCCTTGACGGTACCTGTGGTGTCACCGGCCTTAATGTACAGGTCATCTGCAGTCGCGAAAAATACCTGCTTGTCCTGGGTAGTCACCCGGGTACCTGCAGGAATGGTCACGGTACTGACCTGCGCAGCGCTCAGGGTAAAGGTCAGCGTCGTGGTGGCCTTGGCTGCAGGGGTCCGGCTGGTGTCCGTCAGAGCGCCCAGCTGGTCCAGGTAATCCCCGGTGGCGTACTTGAGCAGGTTCTGCTTGGCCGCCCGGTCAATCGTGTAATTTTGGTGGACCACCACTGCGGCGATGGTCAGTAAAAACAGCCGGATGGGGTCACCTGCGGCCAGGGCCCGCCCGGACACATCCTGGTAGGCCTTGACCAGGCCATCCTGGACGGTCTGCACATTGTAGCTGTCAAAGTCTACGTCTGGCAGCTCACTGAGAGTTGTCATCGTTAATCACCACCTCTATGGTAGGCGTCAGCCGGCCGTCCTCTGTCCCTGTGTAGGTGATACCGATCACCTGCACTCTGGGCTCATACCGCTTGACTGCGGTCAGGATCTCGCTGGACATGTGGGCCTGAGCCACCGGCAGGGGCTGGTCCAGGTAGTCCGCAGAGACTCCAAAGGCCCTGTCCAGAGGGACGGAGCCCTTGACGGTGCCCAGGATGGTCCGCAGGTTCTGCAGGATCTCTGCCCGGGTACTCGTCGGGGCGAAGCTGACGTCAGTTGTCGTATCTGCCGTTACTCTTACTTTGGTCATAGGCTCACCTCATCGGCATACTCCTGGAGGGACACGCTGACGGCCACGCTGTAGATCTTGCCGTAGCGGTTCCAGTAGTGTACGGCTTCGCTGAGCGACTCGATGACCCAAAAGCCCTGGCCGATCGTACGGCCGCCCACCATAAGCGGGAGCACCGTGCCCTTGTCGCGCAGCCGTCTGAGCCGCTCCAGCTCGTTATCCGGGTTGACGCCCAGGTCAGAGCGCAGGAGCATCTTAAAAGTGATTTTTTCGGTATCCGCTCCCAGGTACTCCAGGACCGGCTTTTGGAGCAGCAGATCATGCTTGGACCAGCGCCCCTGGCCCTCGCGCTGATAATCGTCAAAGGTACGGACTGACCGGGAGGTGGTCATAAAGGGGATTGTCCCCAGAAAACCTACTAACATAACTTATCCTCCTATGGTCACATTGCCGGAGCCCTGGGCCACGGTGCCGCCACAGCTCACGCTGTCGCCCACACGGGCGGCCGGCTTGTCGTTGATGGTCACGGTACCGCTTCCGCTGGCAATGAAGCCCGTGTGGGTGGGATGCGCCTTGCAGCCGTGTGCTGCGTAGGTGTCTCCCACTCTGCCGGCCCCTCTACCGTTGATCATCACGTTACCGCTGGCGGTGGCCAGGGCTACAGGAGCGCAGGCATCGTGCCCAGTGTTGAGATCACCCAGTCGGGTTGCTGCTGGCATGTGCCCACCTCCTCAGTTAATCGATACAGTCGCGCCAGTGATGATCACGTCACCGGCTCCGTGGATCTCCAGCTTGCCGTGATCGTACCGGATGTAGCTGCCGTCCGGAAAACGGACGGAGCGGACGTCCGGATCCGACTCAGCCGGCTGGGAGCCACTGTCGTAGTAGGCGCCCAGGATGCAGCCATCGGACAGGCCGGCACCGCTGGGGTTCATTTGGAACAAACAGACCACCGGCGTACCCACCTCGGGGATGTAGTACCCTTTGGAGGCACCGGTGAAGGGCTGCAGCACAGGCAGCCAGTCGCTCACCAGATCGTCGCTGTCCTCAAACACTACCTTGGCCCGGCAGCCGGGGCCGTCCACGGTGGAGATGCGGCCCTTCCGGACAATGTTTTTCAGTTGATTATCAGTAGCCATTCAAGCATCTCCTTATGCTGATACTCGTGCTGTACCCGCTGGAGCCCATCTCGTGCTTGGCCTCCGTGATCAGGTACTTCCCGTCAAACTTGCCGAACCCGGTCAGTCGGACAGTCAACGACGTGAGGAGAGCCAGGTTGCCCAGGCAGTCGATACTGCCGGTGATCTCTTCCTGGTTCTTCTCCCGCAGCTTCCGCTTGGCCAGCTTCTCGGCCTCGGCGATGCTCGCCACCTGCTCATGGACCTGCAGAGTCTTGCCGGTCTTCTTATCCGGAGCGGTAAAAGTAGCCTCGATGACTTCCTTATCTTTGCCAGCCTTGTACTTGACGTGACAGGCCTTGTAGGTGTCCCGGATCTTGCTCTCAAAACTCCAACCGGTCAGCCGGCTGACGTACAGCATGTCACTGGTGCCCTGCTGCAGCGTGCTGAGCCCCGGGCGCACGATGGTGATCATCGGGTCCGCTTTTTCATAGTCGATCTCATCAAATAAAATGAGCTCGTTCTTAAAGATCTTTACGGCCACACCATGGTCAGAGCAAAGCTTGTACAAAAAGGACAGATCGCTCTCATCGGTCTGTTCTGCCCGGTCCAGTTGGGGGTCATCAGGGGCGGTATACTTGAGGGTCATGCCCGCGCCCTGGGCGATGTCCCCGGCGATGGCGGACAGCTTGGCCTTCTCCCAGCTGCGGCTGTGCTCCTCTCCCCGGAGTCTGTTGTTGTCGGGGATGGACACGGCCTTGATGGTCACCTCGCTGGGCAGGCCCTTGCACTCGATGGTGTCCACTTCGTACTGGCCCAGATCCAGGGTCTGGCCGCCGGAAAAGAGACGGTCCCAGTTGGTGGTCAGGAGGGACACCTTGAGAGTGGCACCCTTCTCGGGCATCCAGTCGCCTTCCCAAAGTCCTTCCCGGTCCTCCAGGACCAGCTCCAGGTCGTCGGCCTTGCCACTCATATTATCCGTGTAGCTCATGCTCTTAAGGTACGGCGTGATGCCAGCCGTGATGTCCTTGTCGTTGTACAGGATGACCGGCGTGGCCTGCCGTGCCTGCATCATAGTCTCGATCATGGCTATCGCCTCCAGGGTGGCAGCCGGTTGGTCTGAGGCTTATCGTACTCGGGCACCTGCAGCATGACGCCAGCCGGAAAAATGGCCAGGTGTGATACCTCGGGGTTAGCCTCCAGGAGCGTGGCCATACCGGTCTCGGCGCCATACTCCTTATAGGCGATGCTGTCCCAGGTGTCGCCCTGGATGGTCACATACGTCTTAGTCATAAGCTAGCCTCCTCCGGTCCTGCTGCAGATCCCGCAGCATGCGCTTGAGCCGGTCCTGGCTCAGCTGCATCACGCGTTCCAGGTCATCCCTGGAGGCGCTGCCGCTGATGTTGATCACGGGAGCGTAGCTGACAGACACGCCGCCGATACTGCCGCCGCCTCTGCTGGGCAGCATACCCAGCATTTGGCCGGTCTGCGTCCACAGGCCTCTGGCCCGGGCGGACCCGTCGATGGGGATAGCGGCTTCAGGGCTCTCCTCGGCAAAAGAGGTCATAAAAGCGCCCTGGCCAAAGATGCCACCGCTGGCCAGGTGGAGGCCATTGCCTACCACACTCTTTACGATGTTGACCGTACCGGTGATAGGGTGGCTCAGAAAATCAGTGATCTGGCCCCACTTATCCATCACCCAGTCATAGGCCCGGCCCAGCTGGTCCTCGATGTAGCTCACGAAGTTGCTCACAGCGTCCATGGCGCCGTCCCAGATACTCTCGAAAAAGCTCTGGACCTGATGCCAGAGACCCATGACGAAGCTGTAGGCCTGGCTGAATCCGGATTGGATCCAGGCCACGAAGTTGCTCACTGCAGCCGTACCGGCCTCCCACATAGTGGCGAAGAACTTGCTGATGGCGTCCCAGTGGGTGTACACCAGGTACCCCACCGCGATGAGTGCCATAAAGGCCAGTACCAGAGGATGAGCGGACGCCAGGGTCATGGCGAACTTCAGTGCCACGAAAGCCAGCCGCAGAGCCTTGATGGCCGTACCCACACCGTAGAAGACCTGGCGGATACGGGTGAAGATCATCATGGCACCGGAGCCGACGGTCATAAAGGCCGCGAAGCCCATGACCAGCCCGTAGATGCCCTGCACCAGGGCGGGGTGTGCCCGGCCCCAGGCTGTGATACCTGTCGCCACCTTGGCCAGCCAGGCGGCCCCCGACGCGATCTGCGGCAGCAGGGAGCTGCCGACCGTGACGGCCAGGGACGTGGTGGAGTTCTTCAGTAGCTGGACCGCGTTGGCCGTGGTCTTGGCCCGTTCCTCATATTCCTTCTGCATGGAACCTTCATACCCGGGCTTAGAGACCAGGTCCAGGTTCCGCTTAAAGTTGTCCAGGTTGGACAGGAGCGGCGCGATGGCACCAATAGACTCCTTGCCAAACAGGTTCTTAATCACACTGGCCTGCTTGTCCTTGTCCAGGGCCTTGATGCTCTCCAGCACGGTCAGGATGGTCTTCTTGGCGTCCTTTTGCATGCTCGCAGCCACTTCGCTGGAGTTGAGCCCCAGTTCGTCAAAGGCCGCGGCCTGCTTCTTGGTCACCGCTTCGCCGGCCGTCAGCCCCAGAATCAGGTTCTTAATACCGGTGGCGGCCATCTCACTGTTGATACCGGCGCCCACGATACTGGCGCCCATGGCCGCGATCTCACCGGCAGCCACACCGCCGATGGACCCCAGGGGACCGATACGGGTCACCACGTCGCTGATGAGTGGCGCCGTAGCGGCCGTCTTGTTGCCCAGGTAGTTGATCTTGTCAGCCAGACTGACCACTTCGCTCTGGTTCATTTTAAAGGCGGTCCGCCATTTGGCCATCATGTCGCCAGCCTGGTCGGCCGTGATGTCAAAGGCCACACCCATCTTGGCCGCGTCCTCGGTAAAGGCTTTCAGGTCTTCACGGGCGATGCCGGCCTGACCTGCGGATGCCATGATCTGAGCCAGCCCCTGCGCAGAGATCGGGATGCGCTGGCTCATCTCCAGGATGTCCTGGCTCATCTCTTTAAACTGCTGGGGCGTGTCAAAGTCCACGACCTTGCGGACGTCGGCCATGACCGACTCAAACTGCATAGCCGATTGGGTGGGGCCCGCCAGGAATTTCGTGTTAGCGCCCCAGGCCATCATCTTGCCCATGTACACGTTGGCCTGCTGGTCAAGGTCTGCAAAGGCCCTCCGGTCTGCGGCGATGCCCTGCATCAGTCCGCTGGCGGATTTATTAAAATTGATGGAGGCTCGCAGCTTGGTCATGGCCTTGCTGTAGGTCTCAGCAGAGATTGTTCCCTGGCTGAAGGCCTTCATTAAGCCGTTACTGCTCTGGACGGCCTCCTTGGTGCGCTGGTCCATCTTGGCCACCTGCTGCTGCAGGTTGCTGATCTGACGGGACGCAGTCGAAAAGGCAGACCCCAGGGTACTGGCCACCGCCGCCCCGATAAGGATCTGGACGGACATATCTTGCTTAGCCATTTACTACTTGTCACCTCCATCCTGCTCTGCCTGCAGCTTGCTCAGGGCATCCGCCCAGGCAGCCAGCTCCGTGAGCGGGAGCTCCAGGTAGTAGGTCAGTGGTGTGCAGGTCTCATGGGCCAGGATCATCACTGTCCTGCGTATCATGGCAGGTTTTATTTTACATTGAGCAAAAAAGCGGCCACCTGTGCGGTGATCGCTGCAAAGTCATTGGCCGGGTAGTCCATCAAGTCGTCCAGCTTGATGCCCATCACCTGGGCAGCCAGGGCGGCCTGGTAACGCATGGACAGGTTGATCATGGGGGTCATGTCCCCCGCAGCCCGTGCCTGCTGTTCAGCGGCCAGCATATCGCGGCCGGTCAGCTTGGTCAGGTCAAGCACTACCGGCTTCTTTTCTGCTGCTGTTACTTTCTTTTCCATTTTTCACTCCTTAAAAAGTGTTGCCCCGCTTGTGGGGCGGGGCAAAAAACATCAGCTGAGGCCCAGGGCTTCCCGGACGTCGTCCATCAGGTCGGTGTCGCCAATCTTGCAGACAAAGTTCAGCTTATCGATTTCCAGCTTATCCACTTTGTCGATGGTCAGCTTCAGGTACAGCACTTCGAAGGCGGTTGTAGTGTCCGTCATTTTGGCCACTTCGAACTTGCCGAGGTCGAAGTTCTTAGGCAAAACGCGCATCATAACCTTGACCGGCTGGGTGACCACGGAGCCGCTGGCGGTATCCTGCACCTGAAAGGCACCACGGCAGTCGATGTCATGGGATTTCTGGGTGAACAGGGCCGCGGCCTTGGGGTCAACGGTCCGCCACTCGATCTGCAGTTCGCTGCTTTTGAAGTTCCCTCTTACCGGTACTTCCACTTCGCCGGCGATCCCGGCACCCTTGACGGTGTCGGTCATGGCGTCCAGCTTGGGCAGGGTCAGGTCAGCCGTGCCCAGGAGGTCGTTGGTATCACCATAGATCCTGAAGTTAATCAGGGTTTCAGGAATTTGACTCACAATCGATCACCTCCTAAGCGAACAGCGCAGCCAGGTAGCTGCTGCTGTATTCCAGTTTGTTGTCAATCTTTTCAGCGGGAGGCGGCGGTGTGAACATCTGGTGGAATACGATGTGGCCATTCATCAGCTCCGTAGTCGGATTTTCTTCCCGGCGCGCTTCGATGCTGAACCCCAGGATATCCTGGCTGGCCACAAAAGCGTTCAGCCGGATCTGCTCGCTGTCCGTGATGGACTGGATCAGTCTCCAGGTGATGTTCCGGTCCAGCTGCTGCCAGTAAGTCAGGATGAAGGTCTGGGCCTGCCAGTTGAACATGCGGCGAATGTTGATAAACGCATCCTTGGGGTCCGTATCGGTCGGGTAGCAGGCCATGCGGTTGCCGAACAAGCGCCAGCCGCCGGTGAAGTTCAGCCCGGTGCCCACGCCCTGGCCGTTCAGGTACACTGCTTGTTCATTGTCCAGGACCACTTCAGTACCGTCTGCCAGGCACAGGCCGTCGGCCTGGATGGTGTGGTTGGAGGGGCTGTAGCTGGGTACGTCATCGTTTGCTGCATCTGCCGTGGCAATGGCGCCCAGTACGTGAGTGGACAGGTGGTAGATCTTCCCGCCCAGGGATACTCTCGGCCAGCACACGTATTCCAGCGTGCTGGTGAAGTTGTTCTTTTCCTTGTAGCTGGGTACATCCGTATACTTGTTCAGGCTGCTGTCAGCCGGCAGGTCCACCAGGGCGATGGCCTGGAACAGACCATTGATCTTGCTGGCCTTGGCGGCCATGACAGCGGCTACTTCCGTGTTATCGGACCAGCCCGGAGCCAAGATTAGACCAGGGACCAGACGGGTCAGAGGGAAGACCTGGGAGATGCATTCCAGACCCTTCAGCGCACCGGTGGAAGCATCCACACCGCCGATGATATCGGTTGCTTTGACGGCAGAGGGATCCAGAGCGTCATAGTCGGCATAGACGGTGCTGCTGTCCTTCAGAGCACCGGTGCTGATGATGCTGATCACCAGCTTGTCGTCATCGTCATACGCTGCTTCGTAGTCGGTACCGCGCACAGCCGGCTGAGCGGCTTCCGTCTTATACACCTTCAGGGTGTCCAGCATGACCGGGTCATCCACTACAGCACGCCCCTGGCTGATGGTCAGGGTAGCCTTAGTGGTGGTCTTCTTATGCTTGGACGGGTCCAGCACGTTTACAAAGACGACCGGCGCACAGTTGTACAGGCTGAACTGGCTGTACATCGCTTCGCACAGGGTGTACTTGGCCCAGTCATCGCTGTAGCCGAACTGCTGTACGGTCTCAGCGTAGGTGTTGCACAGCACCGGCCGGTTGGCCTTGGCCGGATCGCTGGCCAGGTGCAGGGGTGCGGTGCCGAAAACGACAGGCAGCCCTGCAGTGGTCTGTGCGGGCGGCGTTACGGACGTGGGGATTTCACCCACATATACTCCGTGTTGAAATGCCATAAGGGTTATACCTCCTTAGCTTTATTATAATAAATGTTCAGCAGATCCCCTTTGACCCGGGTCCGCTTGCAGGCAGCCGCAAAGTCAGGTACCGCCACAAAGAGGGTACCGAACCAGGGGTACTGGTTGAGCAGCGCCTGGACACCGGGCGGGAATCCGTTGATAAAAACCTGGGCAAACTGCAGTCTGCCGTGGCCCAGGGACGGGCCCACGTAGATCACAGATGCCGGGGCTTTAGAGTTTTTAGAAATCATTGAAGTCGATACCTCCTGCTTCAGGCTGGGCGATGGTGTACGTGGCCTGCATGGTCCCCACCCAGTGCGGGTAGGGCTGCTGGATGGGCACGTCGCCCTTGAGGGGCAGTACCAGGGAAATGCGGTTATCGATGATCCGGTGGACCAGCAGGCACTGCCGCACATGTTCCATCAGGTTATACAGGGCCTTGTCCCCATCGTCCGTGTCCTCATCCCGGACCACGAAGCCCAGCATGATGGTCACCCGGCTGAGCCGGTCCAGCAGGTTGTCCTCCCAGCTCATGGCCTGACAGTAGATGTAGGAGCCAAGCTCCTGGGGGGACTTCCGCTGCGGAGGAAAGCCGGCATACACGTGGACAGGGATTAGAGCCTCGCGGCCCTGGGACCGGTACTCTGTAAGGTCCTGGTCCAGGAGATCCCGCAGGCACTCCATCGCTTCTACAATCGTCATTACTTATCCTCCCATCTTACCCAGCCGGTAGGCCAGTTCGTGAGCCACACGGCGGTTAAGGTACTCGCTGGTGCTGGCCTCGATGGCCGCCCACACCTGCTCGTTCTCCACCATCTGCGGCACAGACGGGCCGCCGGGGTTCTTCACCGGCAGCCGGCGGGTGATGTTACCCGACCGGTCACGCCGGATTGTGAGCCCGGACAGGCCGCCCCAGAACAGGCCGGGGACGGGTCCCCCACCGCTCTTTTTGACCCGCACTTTGAGCGGGCCGCTGGAAGAGTGGCTGACCGAAAAATCAATCAGCGGCAGCTGAGCACCAGTGGCCGTGATCACGCCGTTGATGAGACCCCGGGAAGCGTTGGCCCGCTTACTGGTCAGCGCTCCCTTGACCACGCTGGCCTTGATCACGTAGTTCTGGCGTACAGCCTTGCTGATCTGGGTCTTGGCGTGGTTCACGGACCGATTGACGGCTGCGGCTACGGCCTTCCGGGCCTCTGAAGGGTAAGCCTGGAGGGCCTGCCGCATTTTCTCAGCGTTTTCGAGTGTAAAAGATACGTTTACAAGGCTCATGCGTCATTCGCCACCAGTACAAGAGTCACGATGCCCAGATCGGTCTTGGACTCTGCCACCGTATACAGCTTGCCGTCCAGCCGGAAAGCCTGGCCATAGACGGGCACACCGTCCGGGAGGTCTTCCTCTTTGCAGTTGACCTCAGTATGAGAGCCATACAGCTCATAATAGCGCCGGGTCTCGATGTTGGACCCAAAGCTGTAGGAGTCGTCAGCGCTCACCTGCTGAACGATAGCCATGCCCTGCAGCCCGTCCAGGTCGTGCATTTCGGCAAACTCATCACCGCAGAGGAAAACATCCCGATCAGCAGCCAGGGTATCCCGAAACTTCATTTCTTCCGTTTTAAGGCTTCCGGAGCCGGGTCCGGCAGGGTCGGAGCGGCTTCTTCGGCCTTCTTCTTGGCGGCTGCAGGTTTAGAGGCAGCCACCTGTTCTGCCTGACCGGCTGCAGGTTTAGAGGCAGCCACCTGTTCTGCCTGACCGGAGGCCAGGAAGCGCTTAGCCTCCTGGTCAGCCAGGTCTACCACAGCGCCGGGGCCATACAGGAGGCCCTTACCCGTGATGTAGTTCCGCTTTACCAAGATTTTCATTCTTATTCTCCTTTGGACTTGATCACCGCAAAGTCCGTAATACATTCCGGAGCAATCAGGCAGCGAGAATACATGGTCAGGCGCAGTTCCTGGGATTCTTTATTGCCGCTGTAATACGGTACGTACGGCGCCACAAAGGTGTTATAGCCCATGCCGGCATCATTCAGCAGGGTCACGGCCCCATGATACTGACGGCCACGGCCAGGGATACCGATGATGACATCGTCGTCACCGATGAAGCCCTTCAGCTTGCCGTCGTCGTCCATGTAGCTTTCAGCGTAGGTGTATACTTCCAGGTTCAGGGCCGGGATACGGCCTACGAAGGCCACCTGCGGAGAAGTGATCCGGGGGGCGAAGTTGAACATGCTCAGGTTGGCGGTGCTGGGGATGCCCATCCATTTCATGATCTGGTCATTACCCAGCATATACCCGGCTACGTTCTTGCCCACGATCATCACGGTAGGTACCATGCCGGAGGCTTCCTGGATCTTTTCAGATGCGGATTTGATGTCGCTGTAGATGGTGGCGCCGGCCTTGTCCCAGGTGGTAGTAGGCACAATCTTCTGGGTGAAATTGAAATCAACGGTATCCGCAACGGTCAGCTTGCCGTCATCGGCGTAGCCTTTGATTTCATATTTACCGGTGGTCAGCAGGTCGCCGGCCATCTTGTTCTTCCGGTTGACAATAGCGGATTGCAGATCTGCCAGGTCACGGGCCTGGATTTCGGTGGCACGCTGAGCCGGAGTCTTGGTGGAGTAGATGCCTTCGCCAAAGCCGCGGTCACTGATCATTTCAGGGTCAATGACACGGGACGGAGCCATCATAGGCGGTTTATAGAAATAATCATCAAAGCCGCCGCGCTTCAGTTCTACGGCCTTGCCGCCACGGATGACGAACGGAGCCAGACGGCGTTCGCCGGTCTTGATCTGTACTTCAATCGTAGGGGTTACAGCGGTTTCCGGTACGATGGGGAAAAAGGTATCCAGCAGCAGGGAGGCAGGGGTCTTACTGCGTTCCACCGCGCTCATCAGAGATACGGTATCGTTCAGATTAATCATGTGTCAGTCCTCCTTACAGCTTAGCGGTCAGGTGGATGCCCACCTTGCGCAGTTCATCTTCGTGAGCGGCTACGGTATCGCCGCCAGCACAGATCAGGGCTGCGCGGTTAAAGCGGCCGGTCACATAAGCGGTCACTACGGTATCCGTAGCGGTAATGTCATTAGCCACAATGGCGTTTGCTACACCTTCCTTGGCGGTAGCAGAGGCGGCGCCTTCAGCGGTAACGGTCAGCAGAGTGCCCCGTTTCAGAGCGGTGCCGGCAGTTACCGTAAAATTTTTGGTCAATACCGGGATTTCCGGACCGGCCATCAGGTTATCGGGAGTGATGGTATTTTTTTCTACAATAGCCATTGTCTCAACCTCTCTTCTTGTTGATCAGGTTGACGATATCGTCGATAGCAGCCTTCTTATCGGCGGCAGCGACTTCTTCGTCCTTGGGCTTGTCTTCCACGCCGGCCTTGACCTGGGTAGCACCAGACTGCAGCTGGTCAGTGATCAGGGCTTTCAGTTCTTCCATGCCCTTGTCTTCCACCTTCAGGGAGGCCACTGCATCCAGAAAGGGATGCAGCTGTTCGGCGGTTACGCCCTGTTCTTTGGCTTTATCCACCAGAGCATTGACCACCGGGTTTTCCCCTTTCAGGACATCCAGGGCCTTGATGCGGTCCGCTTCAGCGTTCACCTTCTGGGCTTCCGCGTCGCGGGCGGCAAAGAAGGCTTTCAGTTGGTCCATAAAGGACTTATCTTCATTTTTCACAGTTTTCACCTCATTTTTCTGCACCCTGGCAGCGCACAAACGCTGCAGGGCCCGGGTCTTATCCGGGTGCAGGCCGGGCATGGCCACGCTGTTGACCACTAGCAGACCATTATCCTGCACGCCTGCATCCACTCCATAGTCATCGATGACGTCCACGAAGCCCTTGTCGTGGGCTTCCTCAGCGGTCATCCAGGTCTCGTTGTCCATCATCTGCCGGATATCTGCTTCGTCCAGGTCCTTGCACCGGGACTTATACACGGCTACGATGGTGTCCTTGACCTTATCCAGCATCTCCGCAGCCTTATCCAGATCCTGGCGATCCATGGAGCCCCACATGTGGGACGCCGGATTGTGGATCATGTACAGGGCGTTGGCCGGCATGGTGATGCTGTCGGCTGCGCAGGCCACCAGGGTGGCCGCACTGGCGCAGATACCGTCAATGTGGCAGCTCACATTTCCGCTGTAGGCCTTCAGCACGTTGTAGATGGCCTGGGCCTGGAAAACGTCGCCGCCGGGGCTGTTGATCCGCAGCAGTACGTCCTTGCCGTCCAGAGCCTGCAGCTCCTTACGGAAGCTGCCCGCACTCTGGGTCGGGTCATCGGGCAGGTACTCATGGATCCAGTCGCCGGAGCTGTCGATTTCGCCGTACAGCAGGATTTCTGCTGTATCACTGTTCGCTTCGTTGCGGATTGTCAAAAACTTATGTTTGCTTTGCACTTGATTTCTCATTTTCCTCATCACCGCCTCCCTGAGCCAGGCTGGACCCGGCCAGTACTTCCGGGCTCCCTATATTGAGGCCCAGATTCTTGATCAGGGCCTGTTCATAGGCAATCTGTTCCAGGTTCTCTTCCAGGTCGCTGCCAGTCATCTCGGCTGCCTCCCGCTCCCGGGTGGTCAGGCCGTACTTGACTCGCAGCGCCGCACCGTTGACGTCCTTGATCGGATCCAGGATGCTCATTGTCGGGCCGAACCAGTCAGCAGAGCACCACGCTCTGCGCTTGACCGGGTCCGTAAAAAATCCGGGGCACAAAATGCGCCCGGTGGCCACGGCCTCCATCAGCCACTGGTCGTAGATTGGCTGACAAAAGTCAGCCGCGAACCAGCGGCGACGGGTCTTGAACTCATCCTGGGCCTGGAGCAGGGCGCCCCGGCTCGCGGAATAGGAGGAGTTGAAGCACTTCAGCAGCACTTCATAGGGGATATTCAGGGATGCAGCCACGCTCTTTTCCAGGTGGGTCATGTAGCTGTCGTAAGCGATCTGCGCGTTAGAGCTGTCCACCGTCTTCACGTCTACGCCCTTGGGCAAGCTGTTCAGCTGTCCCGGGCCCAGCTTATACCGTGCAGCATCGACCACCGGCTCTCCCGCGTGGTCGTCGTCAGGCGCTCCATAGGCGCTGGGCAAGATGTTATCCAGGGAATTACTTGCCTGGGTGTTCGTAAAGAAGATAGACAGGAAGCTGCGGATGATGGCCGCAGTCAGTTCGGCGTTGCAGTACCGCCCGATCTGCTTCAGCTGCTCCAGCACCGGTGCCAGGTACGGCACGCCCCGGTACTGTTCAGCCCGGGTATCGTGGCACACCTGCAGCATGTTAGGCATCCCGGTAGCACTGCCAAAGGCCTCGATACGGGTCCAGGTGGTGGCTCCGTCGATGTCCACCAGGTCACCGGGGACCTTATTACTCACCCAGTACGCTTCCAGCCGGCCATCAGGTGTCACCTCGACACCATTGACGATGTGGTTACCGTTGTCCGGGTTCAGCTGCTCGATACCCCAGGCGTTGGCCTCGCTGTACGTGGCCGCAGGCCCCAGAGGGTTGCTCACCCGGTTGGCTTCCAGCAGCTGGATACGCAGGGTATAAGGCATAGCATAGGAGGGGTTGGCGCGCCGGAACAGGGCGAAGCTGTCGCCGTCAGTCAGATACGTCGCATAGGCGATGTTCTGCAGATCATAAAAGTTGTTCCTGCGCCGCCAGTCGCACTCCTTGGATTCAGCCCACAACTGGAACTCCCTGACCGTATTCCGCTCCCAGTCTCTTGCTTCATCTGCAGTTAGCCCCAGGAGTTTATACGGGATGCGGGGAAAGAGTCTCAGGCCGGCCCCCACAGCATGCATGGTGCTGGTCACGATAGCGGCGCTCCCTAATGGAGTGTTCGTCGCCTGGTCAGCTGCCCGGTTGCGAAGGGTCGTAAGGTTGGCATCAATGTCGCTCTTACTGCTCAGCCGGAGCGGATGCCAGCTGCGGAGTGCATCCTTCTGCCAGGATGCACCACCGTCAGAGTACCCGCTGTTACGTACAGCGGGGGACCGAATCCTTGATTTTAGTACTTTTTTCCGTCTCTTACTCAAGGGTCTCTCCCTCCTTAGTCCATCAGCACGACCCGGCGGGTACTCCCGGCAGGCTCCAGAGTCTCCCCTTCCAGGGTGGCACCGGAGGCTACCAGGTCATCGATGGCCGCCCGGATGGTAGCCAGGTTGGCCCGGGTCAGGGTACGGTTGCCGATGGTGTAGCTCTGGCCGGTCAGTACGGCCTGTTCGGCTTCCAGGTACATTTTGAGGCGCTGATTCTGGATTTTACTCATATCGTTCTATCTCCTTACCAGATGCTGGTCCCCGCAGAGGCCCGCATCGGCTTATGCTTGTGTGTCACGGGCTTCTTTGCGGCCACAGTCCCTGGAGCGTCCGCTTTCTCGTCCGTTCGGCCGGCCATACTGGCCTTCAAGGCATCCCAGTCAGGGTGTAGGCTCAGCATGCAAGCCAGATTATAGTTACGCAGGTCCAAAGGCTCGTTCCGGACGCCCTGGGTGGGCTCCCAGACCTCCCTGTACTCGCCGTTACGCTTGACTGTTTTCTTATGTTCAGAGATCAAGCCACGGAAATACAGGTTATCATAGCCCCGATTCTGCATGATACCGACTTCATCAGATGGAAAATGGAAATACATGGGTCCCGGCTTATCGATGGTCAGCCGGTTCATGATCTGCTGCTTGCCATCATCGACACCCAGCATCACCAGAGGGGCGTTCAGGCCCTTGGCTTTCCCCACCTTATAGTCAAGCGGGATACCAGGACCGCCCATGCCTTTCAAGGCGAAGCGCTGCTTTAACACATTGCGTTCACAGTATTTATATACGTTCCCGGTGTAGTGGCCGCCGGAGTCGATCAGGGTACGGACCACCCGGAGACCAGTACCGTCCTTGAAGTGGTACCGCCGGTCCAGGATCTTATCCAGGGCCGCCCAGGTGTCTTCCCGGTTGGGAGCGCCCAGGATGACCCCTTTCAGGATTCCCCAGCACTCTTCGCCTTCGCCCCAGCCACAAATCTCATACTCCAGGCGGTTATCCTGGGTATCGACGGCAGCTGTCAACAGGAGCACACCCTCCGGCAGCTCCGCGCCGTATTTCTCTCTACGTTTGAGCAGGAAGCTGTCCGACTCAAAGGCACCGGCAGCCCGGTAGGTCTCACCGAAACGGGTGTTCATCACGACTTTTTCCCGGTCTGGAAAGCCCTTTGCTTCCAGCCACTCCTTCATCACCTGTTTCCAGCTGATCCAGGGACTCGAAAAGGCGTTCAGGTAGAAACTTCTGCACCCGCTGGACAGGGATTCCGGGTTCTGCGCTACATATTTCTGAGGCGCAGCCTTCATCTGCTTTTCGGTGAAAGCAAACCCGCAGTCAGGACAGCGCCATTTGACGCCCTTCACCCGATAGGTCTGCAGACCCTGCACCTTGGGACCCTTTACAGCGTCCACTTCCATCTCGGTGTAGTTCAGCTTATGATACTCGCCGCAGTTGGGGCATCGGTGCTGCCATTCTTCCTGGGTACCCGTCTTGTAGGCCAGGTCGATCCGGGAGTCACCTTCATTGGTAGGCGTGGAGAAAAGCCCCATCACCCGATTCCAAAAAGTGGTCATACGCTTGCTGGCCAGGTCTACCGGGTCCCCTTCGCTGCCGGCAGAAGGCGGAAACCGGTCCACCTCGTCACACAGCAGGATACGGATAGGCCGGGAGGCCAGGCCGGCAGGGCTGTTGGCCCCGCCCATGATCAGCCGGCCACCGGGAAACAGCTTACTCAAGATTGTATTACTCCTGTCCCGGCTCTTGGAGTCGGAAAACAGGTTGGAAAGTACTTTTGTGTCCTGAATCATGGGCTCGATACGACTTTTGGAAAAGTCCTCGGCCATATCCACCGTAGGCTGGACCATCATGATGCTGCAGGGGTCCAGATGAGCAAAGCGGCCTATCACATTGTTCATGATGTCGCTTTTGCCGATCTGGCTGCAGCTCTTGACGACCACCTCGTGGATGCCTGGCTGCGTGAAGGCGTCCATGATTTCTTTCTGATAGGGGGCGCGGCTTGTTTTCCAGCGCCCTGGCTCAGCAGAGGAGGAGGACAGCATCCGATAAGTGTCGGCCCACTCCGATACGGACGTCTTGGGCAGGGGCTTCAGCCCGTGCTCTGCCACATACGCCCATAGAGCCTCAGCACTCTTCATCGCTGTCACCTCCCTCCGCAGTGTCGGCATCTTCACCCATAAAAAGATCCGGGCTGTAACTGGACAACTCGGACAGTTTCTCCTCGATTTCCTTTGTCAGGATCTCGTAGATTTCTTCTTTTTTATGGCCTTCCAGGATGGGAGCCAGCTTGCTTGGCAGCCCCAGCAGCTGTGTGCGCAGGTTGCTGGCCATTTCGGTCATGACCAGTTCCACGGTCTTGGCGTCGTAGGCGCTTCCCTGGAGCTTGGCCAGCTTCAGCTCAGCGATTTCTCGCTTGGCCTTCTCATGCCGTGCCCGTTCGGTCATCAGATCGACTTCTTCAGGGCTATCAACGGTAGCACGGGTCTTGTAATAGTTTTTTAAACTTGGAATGACTCTAACTGCCCCGCTAGAATCATTTTCATCGCGGATTACCGTGCCTTCTTCAATGAGTTGGTGTACGCGCTGTTGCGTGATTCCCAGAGCCTTTCCAAGTTCTGTCTGTGTCGTAGTAAGAGACTTTAACCCTTTTGTAAGCTTCATGGGAATCACCTCCTTTTGCGTTAACCTTTCACAAACAAGGGCCAAAAAATTTTCAAATCTAGACAGTTTTTGGGGCTCGACAGACCCGCGGCTTTTTCATACCACCCAGAAGGACCCGTGCCCGCCACTTTTGCAAGTCACTTTGCCGTACACACCTCACGGACACCGGCCCCGGGACGTGCCCGCCACGCTGCTGCGCTCAGCAAGCAGGCCGGTGAAGACACGGCGCCTGAGTGAGAGGGGCGAACCGGAAGGCAAAGCCCGGCCAGCCTGCTCAGCGTGCAGGCATGACAAGAGCCGCCCCGGTGAAGAGGCGGCTCAGTCTCAAGGAGATTTCATGCCGAACTGTTGGTATGCGTGCGTTATAGGAGGCAGGACAAGGCTCCCCACTGTCACTGCTTACGCCATACACTATAGCACACACTTGGTATGTTATGTTGTGTCATTCCATGTTATTTAGTGTTATTTACTTCTAAAATATCCACGGAATCCAGGTATCCCGGGAATCGGGTACTGAGTAGATACCCGAAATCCCCTACCGCCAGCGGGTACAAATGCTTGCAATAGTCCACGCTCTTATGGGTGATCCTGCCCACATCCTTCCAATCCCTGTGGTTGACCACACGCAGCATCAGCACGCTCTTGGAAAGCCCTGGCTCCAGCAGGTCGATGAGTCGGCGGGCTTCCTCCCGCCACTTGATCAGCTCGTCCCATTCTGCACCAAGCAGCGCCTCCACTTCCAGCAGGTGGGCCACTTTGTCCGCCATATCCAGGGGCTGGCCTCCGTCCACCCGGTCCTTGCTGGTATCCACGCTTTTAAGGTGGGTCATGTCCTCGTGGATCTTGCGGATCTCATCTTCTTTGCAGGCCAGATCCGATTCCAGTTCATAGATCCGCTGCAAAAACTCTGCGGCCGTCATGACTAGACCCCCAGCATCCAGAGGAACAATGCCGCAATAGCCAGGATGGAAACAATGGAAACCACCGCCCCCATCCAGGTGTTTAAGTAATGATTCATTTATTAACCTCCTTATCTTCCCACGGGTTTGACTTTTTCAGGTACAAAGATTCAAACTCACTACCGATTACACTTCCATCTCTGCCAAACATTATATTCTCGAGATCACGGTACCCGTCATCCGGATTTACCGGCTTTCCACGAAATTTATCATGATCAAGGTCATAATAGACTAAGTAAAAAGAAATACCAGGTCCTACATTGTATGAAATATAGTCCCCATCAAACACTGGCCATTCAGTGCCGTCATAGAAACCGGTGAACCACCCAACTGAAAGCGGTTCCACCGCTTCGGCCCGTACGTACAGCACTCCAGGCTCTGGGCTGTGGGTCGGATAGTAATCCCGGACAAAAGTGCGCCCGTGTACGGTTCTATCAACTACAATCAGCGGAGTAGTACCAACATATACCAGGTAACCATAGACCCACGTTTGCTTATTAATCGACCAGCCTCGCCACATTGCTAAATCATTTTGCAGCCTCATTTCCTGCCTCCTTCTTTATCAGCTCGATATATTCGATGGCCTTGTCCAGGTCCTCGATGCCATTTTTCTTTTGCCACCGATAAAGATATTTCTGCACATTGCCTTCCAGGTAAGCAAGGTATCCATCGTGTCCCAGCCAGTCTCGCAGGTGCTCCACACATTCCCGGCCACGCCAGGTATAGTGGGCCGGATGGTGGATAATATCAGCCGTCTTCTTGTCTTGTTTAATGGCGTTCTCCAACGCTTCCTGGGCATAGCTGGGGCAGTCTGCTGCAGTTCTGCAGCAGGGCTGTTTTAATTCCACTTTTTCCGCAGCAGGCGCTTCCAGCTTTTCCTGTGCAGGTTCAGGCTTTACCGATTCATCCGGTTTTGGTGCCGGCACTGTTCCAGCTTCCAGGGTTTCCTGGGTCTTGATGATGACTGCCTTATGCGCCCCCTTCTTCACCGGCAGAATCTTAAACGCCAGCTTCCGAGTCAGAGGCTTTTCTTCCGGATCCACGCCCTGGCTCACAGGCTCCGGATCAGGCACAGCTGCCACGGGTTCAGGTTTAACCGGTACGGGTTTGGATTCCACCTTTGGCATCGCTACGCTGTCATAAATCGGACATTCCACATCCAGGCAGTCATACCGCCGTGCTCTCAGGCATTTATACCCGCCATTCTGGCTCAGTGCATATACGCACTGGCTGCAATGCTCATCCACATACGCTTGTTCCATCTTCACTCACTCCTTGTCTTCTACAGCCCCATCAGTACCTGGGTCAGGCTTTCCTCTTCCTTCTTCAGCTTCTCCCTGACTTCGCTGATCCGCCCCAGGCTCTGGATCAGCACATCATGCACAGTATCTTTCCGGGAGTCCGGCCGGATCTTATAAGCCATGCAGCTGAGATCCGCCTCAAATCGCCCCGCCTCATTGCTCAGGTTCTGCAGGTGGACTTTCAGCCCTAAATACTCTTCACTCATTTTCCTTCCTCCTCATGCGTATAAAACAAACTTCCAGACAGCCAGCAGCATTCCCAGCAGTAACAGCAGGCCTGTCATCAGGCCAGCGACTACCAAAAAACGGATCAGTGCATTCATGCCAACGCTCCTCCCTTCCACTTTGCGACTCTCGCTTTCAAACTCTCCAAAACTTTTTCCTGGCTGGCATCCTTATCGCTCAGGGCCTCCAGCAGATCGTCATCCCGGGTACCCGTGCAGATCAGCTGGTGGATGATCACCGGCTCTTTCTGCCCCTGCCGGTGCAGGCGTTTATTGGCCTGCTGGTACAGCTCCAGGGACCAGTTGAGACCGAACCAGATGATATGGTGGCCGCCGTCCTGCAGGTTCAGCCCGTAAGCCGTACTGGCAGGATGGGCAAGCAGGATGTCGATCTTCCCGGCGTTCCAGTCCGCTTCCTCCTGGGCGCCCTTGAACTCCCGCACCCGCAGCTTGCTCTTGGCCAGGGCTTTAAGCAGCCGGTCCTTGTCATGCTTGAAGTTGTAGAACACCAGGGCATGCTGTCCGTGCAGCTGCTCGATCAGCTCCATAAAGGCCTCGATCTTACAGCTGTGGATCTCATGGACGCCATGGTCTTCGTCGTAGATGGCCCCGTTGGCCAGCTGCTGCAACTTATTGCTCAAACTGGCCGCACTGGCCACGCTGACGATGCCGCCATCCGGCAGGGCCAGGACGAATTTCTTTTCCATGGCGTCATAGGCTTTTTTGGCCTTGGCGTCCAGCTGGACCGGGATGTCGTGGACGATGCAGTCCGGCAGCTGCAGATAATCACTGGCCTTCATGCTCACGCAGATGTCCGAGATCTTTTTCAGCACTGCTTCCGCGGCGCCCTGCTTGGGGTCATACTGGTAGATCACATCCCGCCCTCTCCGGCCAGGGTCAAAGTATCGGTCACGGAAATGGGTATAATACTTGCCCAGCCGCTCCCCGCCATCCAGCAGGTATATCTGGGACCACAGGTCCATCAGCCCGTTGGGGCTGGGCGTCCCGGTCAGCTCCACCAGCCGCCTGATGTGCGGCCGGATGGCTGCCAGGGCCTTGAACCGTTTGGCGCTGTGACTCTTGAAGCTGCTGGACTCGTCGATGACCACCATGTCGAATGGCCAGTTGTTCCGATAATACTCCACCAGCCAGACCACATTCTCGCGGTTGATCACGTAGAGATCCGCTGGGGTCATCAGGGCCTTGATCCGCTTGCTGGTACTGCCCAGGACAGTAGAGAACCGCAGATGATGCAGGTTATCCCACTTTGCCGCCTCCCGCTGCCAGGTGGCTTCTGCCACCTTCTTGGGGGCGATGACCAGCACCTTGTTTACAGCAAACCGCCCGTACTTCAGCTCATTTACCGCAGAGAGGGTTATGGCCGTTTTCCCAAGACCCATGTCCAGGAAGAGACCTACCGACGGCAGCCGCAGGATGGCATCAATGCAATACTGCTGGTACGGGTGGGGGTTAAAGATCATTTCCCCTCACCCCCTTCCAGGATCACCTTGCTGTGATCCTCCAGCAGATACCCGGCCACGGCCTCAGCACCCCGCAGCACCCGCACGCTGCAGCCCATCTCGACAAGCTGCAGGATGACGATTTCCTGGCGGGGGCTCAGCCGGCCGTTGACCGTCTTCAGCTCGACAAAATCCACCTGGCCGGTGGGCCACACCACGATCCGGTCAGGCACACCTACTGTACCAGGGGACACCCATTTGTAGGACCTGCCGCCCAGCCTTTTGACGCCTTCCACCAGGCGGCGCTCCACCTGCTTTTCCAGTTCAGCCATTTTCCAGCTCCTCTGCAAACTCCTTGATGCACTCCATCAGGGCCAGGGTCGACACTGGGCCGCCCCGGCGGCAGTACACATCTCTGCCGCAGGAAATGTCTCCGTCCTTGTTGCACGTAAACCCCATGCACTCCACACCGGCGTCCGGGGTATCCCGCAAGTCGAACCAGTAGTGCTGCCTCCCGATCAGCACCAGGGCAGACCGCCCTCGGGAAAAAAGATTGTCCGTCGTTTCCGTCCAAAGCACTTTATACACGCAAACCACCTCGTTCTTGCATATCCATACCGTTGTTAAAACAACCCGTCAACAATGTCAACATAGATTTATATATATTACCCAAACCGGGCGCGTAGAGGATATAAACGCGTGTTTTTCTCTTAATCTACCTTTTATATATAAAGTATGTTGACATGTTGACATTGGCCTATAACCCTAGTAGTAATGCGGTTCTAGGCCGTCTACATAGGTGTCAACATTCTAAAAGTTTGTTGACACTTAGAGGTTAACGCAAATTTAGGCCTCCCGGGAATGTTGACGGGTTGTTGACGCATATTTATGCATTTCTCATACATCCCGTTCAAACCCTCTCTGCCTTCCACAGTATCCGTATCTGCGTACGCTCTTGTTTCTTTTCCATCCCGGTGTGGTTGCCAGGATCTGGTTGATTTCCGCTGCATCGGCTCGCCGCATGTTGCGCGGATCGCCGGCAAAGCATTCACACCAAACCTCCAGGGCGCACACTTTCTCTCTAGGACATAACACGATATTTGCGTCGGGCTGCCAGCTGTCTGCCCAGTACATCCTCCGGGTGGCCAGGGGTAAGGTGTCGTAGTTACTGGGGACGTCCTTTTCGATGAAGTCCCTGATAACGCCTTCTTTTACAGAGTCCTCCCGGTGCTGGTCCTGTGCGGCACGGGCCGCAGCATCCAGCTCAGGGGTATCCATATAAAGAGGTTCCCCCTCTCGCCACAGCTGCACGGCCTCCGCCCACAGCTGGTCCACTTCTCCCGGCAGATTCCGCCAGATATCTTTACTCGGCGGATGCACACCGGCATCAACCGGCCAAAAGCGCCGGCTCCCCGTCGGATCCTTCAGAAAATCGTGGTTGTTGCACGTCCCAAAGAAGACGCCCTTCCGTGGGTACCGCCCTGTATGCCGGCCATAAGGCTGCCGGTACACATCGTCGCAGCGCGAAAGAAACTGCTTGATGACGTCATCCTCGTTCTTGTTGTAGCCGGTCATTTCGCCGATCTCGTTGATCCAGATGCCCTGGATCATCTCCGCAGCTTCCTTGCCTTTGAAGCTCTGCAGGGAGTCGCTGTGCCATTCCTTCCCAATGGTCTTTAAAAACGTCGTCTTGCCGATACCCTGGGGTCCGACGAAAACAGGGACAAAGTCATACTTGCAGCCAGGCGTTTCCACTCGTGCTACCGCAGCGGCGAAGCTCTTCCGGGCCACCGCCCGGATGTACGGGCTGTCCTCTGCGCCCAGGTAGTCCACCAGCACCGTCTCCACCCGGGGCGTACCGTCCCAGCGGAGGCCGTCCAGGTAGTCCTTGACGTCGTTGAACCGGTGCTTGTCGCTGATGAGCATCAGGGCCAGCATGATCCTGTCACGCCCGGTGATACTGTACCGCGACTCCATGTACCAGTTGAGGCCGGCGTCATCGGTATCGGTCCACAGACGCTTATCCGGCCGTTTGGACCAGGGGAGCGTCCCCAGGACCAGCCCTCGGTTGGCAAAGTCATCGGTAGCAATCTTACCCTTGAGCAGGGGATCGTTGTCCATGATCAGGATGATGTTGTCGATGGTGCAGGCCAGCTTCCCGGAGCCGGTGTACTCCAGTCCCACGTGGTCCATCCATTCCGGCCGGCCTCCCTTTTCGGCAGGCTTGCCGTCGTCCAGGGGCGCTGCCGTCACGGCCGTGCCTTCCTCTCCGTTCTCCGCCGGAGATATTTCCACTGTTTTGGCGGCATCCCCTGGATCCAGTACGCCGAAAATGTCATGGAAGCTCTCCGCCTGCTGCTGGTTCAGGTCAGCGGCCACCGCAGGATCCGCCAGGGCCAGCTTGACCATGGCCTTGTAGCTGGGCAGCTGGTTCGTAGGAGTCCCCGGCTTGACTTCTGCATCCAGGTCGCTGAACCGGTGCAGGCGCACCAGATCAAAAGCGTTGACCAGGGTGTCACAGCAGGGGTCGGTGGCGTGGTGGCTGTAGAGGAACTTTCCGTCCTCATACAGCACAGCACCGGCTACCGTGGTGCCGCCTGTGTAGGTCATACGATCCTCATGGTCCGTATCTTCGTAGGCCATGGGCAGGTACTTGGCCAGGGCTCCCCGGATGTCGTATACCCGGCAAAAAGCCCCGACGACCCCTTCTTTTGTGGTGGGGTCTGTCTGTCTGGCCAGGCGTTTCCGGCGTTCGGCCTGTTCCCGTCCCGGCACCGTTGGCCACTGCTGCATATCGTGCCAGTCGCCGTACTGCTTCAGGATGCCATCGGCCTGGGCAAAGCCCTGGTCAGCGTAGTCGTAGATGTATTCGCTGTCCGCGCTGCAGCTTGGCCAGTACATGAGGCGGGATGCCTCGAACGTAGTAGCGTCGCACAGGTTGATGCCCACGGATGCCGCCATGCGCCGCGCGATGGGCTCGTACTCGTCGGCTGTCACCATCCGGTCCAGGGGGAAGATGACCCGCAGCCGCGGCTGCCAGGGAGCGTGGCTCCGGGTGGAGTACACCACGTAGCTGACGCCCAGGCTGCCCAGCCGCTTGAGCACGGTATCGGTCTCCCCAGAGGGAATAGTATCCAGGTCCAGGGTGACCAGGTCACGGCCGGTGACAGCGTTGGCTTTCCGGCGGGGGCCGTTCAGGACGCCCCCCACGAAGCCGCCCACGTCCTTCAGGGCGCTCTGTTGTCCCTTGGGCATCTTGCTGTACTTGTCGTACGTTTCCGCCGTTCTCTGGGGTGATTTGAGCCTCTGGACGAATTCGGACCACATGAGCTGCTGCCGCTGCCAGTTGATGGAGCTGCGGCTGGTGCCCACGCTGATCTCGATCTGTCTGTCATACTGCATCCCGGTCACCTCCTCTCGTTATGATCTCTCGCATAGTCACTCTTCCTCGTCCCGTCTGGCGGCCTCGCCTGCGCCCCACTCGGGGTACATATCCTTGGCCGCCCAGTATCTCTCCAGCCACTCCCGGTCCTCTGCCAGGGTGCGCAGCGTGCAGTCAAGCAGCTGGTGCAGCTTGCGGTAGTTGCTGACCGTCCACCCGGTCTTGCGGGTGGCGTGGGCCAGCTTCGCCCCCAGCTCCTCCAGGTCGTCCGCCTTGGCCCTTAAAAAGGCCGCGGAGGCGAGCGCCTGTTCGGCGACGTTGGTCATCCGGTGGCTGACTCCGGGTTTGTTGGCCGGAGATGACTTATAAAAGTTTTTGTTAGCCATAGTATCAGTCCTTTTTATAATACGGTGATACAAAACCGTCGGCATTGAGCAGCAGTCCCGGCGCCCAGGGGATCGGGGCACACATCAGGTGCACCACCCGGTCCAGTTCGTCGTCGTACATCTGGTCCTTGGGCACCTCCAGCACTACCTCGTCGTGGATGTGCATCAGGGGCTTGTAGCCGGCTTCCACCAGACGCCGGAGCGCCAGGGCCAGGCAGTCCCGGGCAAAGGCCTGGGTGATGTTTTCTACCAGCTTGCCGCTGTAGGTGCCAAGGTTGACCCACCGGGTGCCTTCCCAGCTTTTGTACTTGATCTCGGTGCTCCCGAACCGGTTGACACCCTGGGACGGCTGCGGGTAGTACAGCTTGCGCCCGCTGGGCAGTTTGATGGTCAGGTAGTCATATCCGTAGAGCAGGTTACACTCCCGGTTGACTTCCATCCCGTGACCGATGGGCTGCGGGGTGGCCGTGTCCAGGGCCTTGATGGCTGCTTTTTCTACGGTGTACCAGTACTGCCGGATATGGGGGCTCGCGGCCCGCCACTTCTGCACGATCTCCGGCAGTTCACCCTCCGTGAGGCCCATCTTGAGAGCGCCCATGGCTATCAGGGCGTTGACACCGCCGCCATAACCCAGGGCCAGCTCTGCCACCTTCCCCTTCTGCCGCAGATGTCCGTTGATGCCGTGCTTGACCACCGGCACCCCGAACATGCTGGAGGCGGAGGCACAGTAGATGTCCCCGCCTTCCGCGAAGACCTTCATACGCCACTTTTCGTCAGCCAGCCAGGCCAGTACCCGGGCCTCGATGGCGCTAAAATCCGCTACCACTAGGGTGCAGCCGGGCTTTGCCACGAAGCAGGTCCGGATGAGCTGGCTCAGGGTGTCGCTGACGTTACCGTAGAGCAGCCGCAGCCGGTTCAGGTTACCCTCTTCCACCAGCTTCCTGGCGGTCTCCATGGCCGGAGGAACGTCGTGGGGCAGGTTCTGCACCTGTACGATGCGTCCCGCCCAACGGCCCGTCCGTCCGGCTCCGTAGTACTGCAGCGTGCCCCGGATCCGTCTGTCATGGCACACAGCCCGCTCCATTGCCTGATACTTGCTGACGGAGCTCTTGGCCAGGCGTCTGCGGATGTCCAGCATCTCCCGTGCTGGTCCCTTGGCCGTTTCCAGGCCCTGGGCCACCGTCTCCTTGGTGAGTGCCGGCAGGTCAACGCCGTGATCCTTCAGCCAGCCCAGCAGCTGATCCCGCGAGTTGGGGTTCGGCAATCCTGTGAGCTCCACGGCCCGTGTCATGAGCCGCTCCCGGTTGGCTGCGTCGATCTGCAGCGCACCGTGGACCAGGTCCATATCCAGCTGGATGCCCCGCAGGTTAAGCTCGTAGTCAATGACCCAATCCCGCTGTACGTCGTCGGGTACGGGGAAAGCCTTCAGCCGCTGGTAGTCTTCCATTTCGGTCACTACGTCCTGACCGTTGTAAGTTTTGAACAGTTCCCACTTTTCCGGGTCGTGTCGGGGTAGGTTCCGGGTCCGCCCGCCGTTTTTCTTCGTCGGCTTGCAGGGGATACAGAAATACCGTATCAGGGCCTTGCCCACGCTCATTTTTTGCTTGTCCTCCGGTAGTCCCAGTGCCTTGCCCAGGTTGGCCAGCCCTGCGGGGTAGCCCAGGTACAGGCCGTGCAGCATGGTGCACCGCCACTGGTCAGCTGGCGTGTGGATCCCTGCGTGGTTCAGGCAGGTGATTTCAAACACAGCGTTGTAGGCGTGTTTGATGACTGCCGGATCCTGCAGGGCGTCCAGCACATCCTGGGGGATCTGCTCTCCCTGGGTCAGGTCGATAACGTTAACAGGTCCAAAGTCGTAGGAGTAGGCAAACAGGAGGATCTCAAAAGCTGGCGTGTCCACGTAGCGGTACAACCCTACAGAGCCGATGTCCTGGTCACTGTAGGTTTCAATGTCCACGCTGAGGTGCTTAGCCTTCTCCACGTTTACCCGCCTCCCTGTCCTGCAGCCGTCTTACCCATCGGCGTAACTTCTTAATGGCCGGGTCGCTTGCGTTGCGGCTTTCGTATTCGTCCGGATCATAATCCGCATAAACGACAAGCTCGCAGGCGAGGATGTCGTAGTGTTCTTCGACAATTTCCCGGTTTGCTTTTTCCAGACTCGCCCGGGCAAGAGCACCAATAACGGGGGTCGGATTATTGCTCAGATTTTCGGCGCGGATGCACTTGAGCGCGGATTTACTGAGTTCGGCAGAGGCCACACTCAGTTCAGCAGCTTCCTCGGCCAGTGCTTCCAGCAGGGTACGCCGCTCCAATCGAGAGCGGATATATAAGAGCATTTCCTTTAGAGACATGTCTTCTACCTTTTTCATTGTTCACTCCTATAAAAAGAGGAGGCCCTTGCGGGCCCCCTTACTCACATCGGCTCGCCGGTCAGCGGGTTGATTTTCGGTTTCTGGGCGGCCTGATCTACGCCGCCGATGACGCCGAACACGTCAGCGGCTGTCGGGGCAGATCCGCCCAGGCTGTCACCATCACCGGTCTTTTGCACGGGCCCTAGGCCGAAGCCGATACCTTTTTTACCAGCAAAGGCGTAGGGGTATGCTGTGATCATAACATTGGCGTACATGCCGCTGTAGATTTGACTGCCGTCCAGGATCAGGTTCAGGTTGCCGTCTACCACCTGCGGTTTCTGTTCAGCTTTGCAGCTGGCAGTCATGACCCAGCAGCCTTTGCACTCGGGCCCAAAACTATTTCCGTCCTGCCGCACTCCATCACCATCGTGGACCGGCACCGGTACCACGGGAGGAACTACACCGTTCCAGCGCTTTTCTTTGCCCTGAGCTGTGGCGTTGGCGATTACGGCATCCAGTTTAGCTTTTTGTTTGGTGTCAGACTTTTTCAGCAGGATGGTTACGCTGTACTTTTCTTCTTGCCCGGGCTGATTGGCGTAGGGCTTGGTCAGATGCACGTAGCTCAATCTCACATTTTCCAGTACTGTTTGGTTAGCTCTCAAATTACCCATAACTTTTCTCCTTTACTTTTCAATCTTCTTGAATACGTCCTCGGGATGAGTGACGTTGTCGATGGCCGGCCGCTTATCCGTATCCGGCACCAGGGCAGGTTTGCCCGGTTTTTTGTCCACGTAGTCGCCTACCAGGGCGACAAACTCTTTTTTACCCACTAACTTTTCCGTCTGAGCAAGGGTGAGGGGGACCTTGGTCCAAAGCATGCTTTCGGCGGTCCCGTTGTCCATGAGCACTTTAAAGGCTGCATCCTGGTCCGTGAAGCTGCGGGAGCCTCTGCCCTCCACGGCCTTCCAGCCGGGCACCTGCTTGCCTTCCAGGCAGCAGCTCAGGCCGTAATCCTGCAGGTCCTCCGCCCAGGGTTTCAGCAGCTTTGCAATCTGCAGATACCGCCCCAGGTCCTCCAGGCTCATGAGCCTCGGGTCCGGATGCTCCCGGGCGTCCTTGGCCATGGCCACGAAGTACTCGGCCCGTGCCTTGCATTGGGATTTTGCCCTGCAGAACCGGCACCAGTCCCCGGGCTTGAAGGTACCGGGGCCCTTGTAGGCCTCCTCTGCCGCAGGTTTGACCACTTCCTCCGCCCACTTCAGCAGGTCTGCGGCGCTGATGCTGTCGTCGCTGTAGTTGCTGATCCGGGGCTGGATGATGTGCATGTGGACGGTCTGGATGTCGTACAGGATCCTGTAACGTTCCAGGGCGCCCAGGGCGTACAGCCGCATCTGGGGGTTCTCGTGGGCGTCCACCTCGACGCCCTTCCCGTATTTGAAGTCCACCACATGGAGGGTGTGGCCGCCGATGATGAGACAGTCGGCTGTGCCGAACCCGCCAGGGACCCATTTGCTGAAGTCCACCCTCTGCTCGGCCACCACGTAGGGCGTCTCCGGGTAGCTCAGGATGATCCGCTTGATGTGGTCCAGGTAGTCGTCCGTGTAGCCGTCCATCTCCTTGTCGTACTCCTCTCCCTTTTTCAGCTTGTTGAGTCTTCGGGTAAAGACTGCTTTGCCCATGGGCTCGATGGCGTACTTACGTAGCTTCAGCTCGCAGATGGCATGGGCAAGGGTGCCCTCCTTGGCGTAGACACTGGTGGTGTCGGGGAAATCCTTTTCAAGGGTAGGCGCCCCGGTACAGTTGAGCCACCTGGCCGCACCGGAGGCAGAGAGCAGGGCGTGGGCTGTCATAACTGGGCCCCCAGGGCACGCAGTTCAACGGCCACCTGGCCGAACTCAGAAGCAGGGATCTCATTGAAGCTCTTGACCCCATGCAGCGTGTTGATCTTGGCCAGCTCGGCTCCCAGACCCTTATCCAGCAGAGGTGCGGCCGCCCGCATCAGGTCCTCCAGGCTGTAGGTCTTGTCCGGCGCTTTGGGGATGGGTGCGGCAGCTGCTGCGGGCTGGGGCGCCGGAGCAGGCTGCGCAGCAGGGGCCTGGGGGAACAGGGTGGGCGCTACGGGCGTAGCGGTTACGGTCGGATTGCCCTCAGATTTGAGTTCAGTCTTCTTGGGCACTTCCGCCAGCACCGGCTCATCCACCGGCGCGGTGATGTCCGGCACACCCGGCTTGACTGCCGCGGGTTCCGGCTTGAGGGCTGTGGCTTCCTTCTTGTCCAGCTTACCCACCAGAGCAACGCCGCTGATCCAGGCCAGCATCTCCCGCTTCACGCTTTCCGGGGTTCCTTCAAAAAATACTTTCATGTTAAAAGTCCTTTCTGTGATATAATCACATTGATAGGTGTTTTACCTCTTGGGCTGATCGCAGTTGCCGCTGTGGTCAGCCTATTTTTCGTTAGTTCATCTTCTCGGGTTCATCGTCCGGGTCAAGGTCGATCAAGTCGCAGTTCATGCCTTCGACCGCTCTGCTGGCTTCCTGGATTTGCTCGACTGTGATGCCCTTGTTGAGCAGCTTGACCACTTCCGTGGTCAGCTTCCCGATGCAGTACAGCTGCAGCTTGAGGTCCATCCACTTGAGACCCGCTAGCAAGGCGAACTTGGCCAGTTGAATTGCGCTGTAGCTGGAGCCCCTGGCATACCACAGGTAAGCGCTGTCAGCGTCATCGTCGATATGTGCTTCGTCCTTCTTGGCCAGAATGAAGACCTCTGTGTAGCCATTGTCCAGCATCACCTGAGCGGCTTCGTCACTGATCTTCTCGTTGTCGGCTTTCTTTTTTACCCACACCATACTCTCACCTCCTTTCAGTGTCAGAATGGCACAGCCGTCTTCCCGTTTTCGTAGTCGGCCATCTCCTGGGCCACGGTCCGGCTCTGCCAGGTCGCCCCGGTGTCCACGTAGTCTGGCCACCATTCGTCCGTGACCGTAGTCACCTTCCGCTGCCGCCGCAGGGTGTACTCTCCACTGGGCAGCTTGACCACTTTCCAGGCCGTCGTCTTAGTGATTTCCATTTAGTTCGTCCACCTTTCTCTGGGCTTCCGCGTGGGTCTTGAACCGCTGCGGGTAGGTCTGCAGCCGGACGCCCCCGGGCTCGTCTACTGTCCTGTAAAGCACCCAGGCAGAGTAGGCTGAGTCGGTCACCAGTTTCCATGGTGTAGCCTTTTCCTTCATTCGTCTTCCTCCTTTTTCGGCGGGTGGATCGGATCCATGTGGTCGATCCGCAGGTCTGTGTTTTCCAGGTCGTACCCGATTTCCTGTACGATGATCTGGATGTCACTGCCATGCCCACGACCCTGCGGGCCCGGGTCCATGCTGTCCATTCTGGCCAGTCTGGCCGCTCTCAGCAGTGCCCAGGCGCTGTCAAACAGGTCGTCTGCAATGCAGTCCCATAGCGCCCGTCGGATTTTAAGCTCGTCCTGGTAGCCCTGTTCGGTCTTGATGTCGTCCATGGCTCAGGCCCTCGCGATCATGTCCGGGCCTGCCTGTTTGAAGATATCCACCAGCATGGCCACGTTGTTGTCCAGGGCGATGTTCACCACCACGGGATTCACGTGCCCCTCGAAGTACACTTCGATGAAGTCGCCGTCCGCAGTCACCTTGAAGTCGACCACCAGGCCGGCTGCCCGCAGCGTAGCTTTCAGTCCGTAGAGCACCAGGCGTCTTTCCTGGCTGTAGTCATCGGTCATCATTGTTGATCACGCTCCTCTTTTTGTTGAGTCTTTTGCAAACCTCTTTAGCCTCGGATTCTGAATCGGTAAAACCAAAAACGGTAAACGCATCGCTTGGAATCGGACGATAAATAACCCATCTTTCATTAAAACTGTCAAAACCAATTCTCCACGGTTTTTTAATCATTAGATCTTACCTCCTCACTCTCCCGGCGCCACCAGCAGCCAGCCCACGACGTACACGATCGCGGCCAGGGTGCTCAGCACTCCCAGGTAAAATCCCTTCGCAAACGGCCCCCAGGACTGGAACGCTCTCCAGGCCTCCGTGATGGCTCCCACAAGCCACAGCAGCGGGATGCACAGCCACTCAAGCCAGGTGGGCTTTCTGTACTTTCGCATGGCCGGTCACTCTCCCAGCCAGATCAGGAAGCACAGCCCGATGCCGCAGATGAACCCGCACTCAAAATCGCTGCGGTTGTCGATCCAGCGGACGAACCCGTGGCCGGCCTTCACGAACAGGTCGCAGATCCAGTCGATGCCTTCGCAGATTCTCTCACTCATCATTCTCATCACTCCTTTCGGCTTCCTCGAACCCGTCCTCGATGTCCAGCTTGATCTCCCTGGCGATTGCATGCGCCTTGAACCATCTGGCCCGATCCACCGGGTTCAGCCGGCTCGAGTAACAGTCCTCAACAGCCTTGATCAGGGCCTCGACCTTGTCGATGAACCTGTCCTCTACGATGTACTTCATGCTTTCGCCTCCTTCCTTGTTCTCCCGATCAGTTCGCTGACCGATATGCCCAGACGCTGGGTGATCAGGTACAGCGTGTTGATGGAAAACGGCCGCTGCAGATGCGTCGTGGTCTTCCAGGTGCTCTTACTGAGGCCCAGGAACAGGCTGAACTCCATGTTGTTGAGCATTTTCTTGGTCTGCAGTTTTTTAAGGTACTCGATGGCGTACAGCCCCTCTTCTCGGGTGACTGAAGTCACCATATCCGGTGCCGGTCGCAGCAGGATCTCTACCGTGGTACCCAGGCCCTTGGCCATCTGCCGGGCGTCCTCCACGCTGACGTGCTTGGTAGGCCCCAGTTCCATCTGGCTCAGCCAGGTGGCGGTATGCCTTACCAGCTTGGCCATGGCCCTGCTGGATATGCCCATCAGGAGCCGCCGGATCCGGCAGTTAGTCCTGAACCGTGCCAGTTTCTCGCCTGTTAAGCGGGGCTCCCACTCGTTGCTCATCCTCACTCACTTCCTTCCAGTCTTCCAGCGCCGCCGTCAGTCTCTGCCGGTACAGCGCTTTCAGCTTCTCGTTTTCTGCCTTCAGCCGCTTCAGCTCCAGCTGCATGGCCTGTACATCTCTGGGCCGGTAGCTGACCTCCGTCTCGCCTGCAGCGTCCAGGATGTCCTGGCGGTTAAAGCGGATGCCCGGCAGCTTCTTCAGCCGGTGCAGGGCTCCAGATGCTTCCATCTGCCGGACTGTCTTCTCAGACAGCCCCAGGAGCTCGGCAGCTTGTGCTACTGTTACAGTCAGGCAGTCCATAGGCCCTCCTTAGTTCTGAAAATCAGAACTTCCATGGCAAAAAAAATAGCTGCGGATGTCACCATCTGCTATGCTCAGCAGTTGGCATGCCTTGTCCATTTCACCTTGAGTAAAACTCGTTGTGTTGTTCAGCCTGGCAGAAAGCGCGGCTGCGCTCATTTCAAGAGCGGCTGCAAAAGCATCTTGGGTCCCATACAGTTCTTTGATGCGGCCTTTGAGCTTTGCGTAGTTGTAGATCATAGCACCTCACCTCCTTTGTGGTACTTCTGAAATTCTGAACTCATTATACAGCAGCTTTTTCAGATTTGCAATAGGATTTTCAGAAACACTGAATTTTTTTCAGATTTGTGGTATAATCAAGGCATAGAGGTGATACCTATGAAAATAAGTTCATTCGATAAAAGATTCCGGGAAGCCCTGGAGTTTAGACATATGACGCAGACCGAACTCCATGAAAAGACTGGTATCGGCAAAGGCTCGATCAGTACCTATCTAAAAGGAACGTGGAAGCCTAAACAGGACAAGGTTGATCTGATTGCTAAGGCGCTTCACGTTGATCCGGCCTGGCTGATGGGTTATGACGTCCCCATGGTGCCGGATCAGCCGCAGCCAGCTGCAGACAGCTCAGGTATCCAGGCCATGCTGGATAGCATCAAAAGTAGCGACGCTCTGATCCAGCTCAACCGTGACGCCATTGGGCTGCCCGAAGAAGACATCAAGCAGGCGTCAGCCTTTTTAGCATTTTTGAAGGCCAAAAAGAAAGAAGGTAAGGACTGATGGAGATGGAGCGAAAGCAGGAAATTATCGCACTTGCCTACACCCTGCTGCAGTACCTGGGATTCACCCGGTTTCCGATTCAGCTGGAGGCCTTGACCGATGCCTGTATCAATAAACTTGGTATTCAGGTAGCCACCTACTCTCAATATGCGGCCTTCCGTAAGAGCAGTATTTTTGATGTGGCCAGGAGCCTCAACTCTTTTGATGCAGTCACCCAGGTCGGCAATGGGCAAGCACTTATCCTTTATAATGATGGATACTCTCAGATGGCTCATCGCCAGCGGTTTACCCTTGCCCATGAGATTGGCCACGTGGCGCTTAAACACCATTTGGTTAAGCAGGCTTACCTGCAAAAGCATTTACCGGTACCCAAAAAAGTCCAGGCAGAGCTTGAGGCAGAGGCTAATTTTTTCGCCGCTCATTTTCTGGCCCCGGCAGAGGTGGTGGTCGCATTGGCTTCTTTATACCCATACTGCTCTAAATATTCAGTCTATGCATTGCTGCGGGAAGCCTTTGGGCTGAGCAAGGACGCCTCCTATGTAAGGCTTGAGCAAATATCAGACCCCAGCTGTGCCGTACTGCTCGACTGGAATCAGCTTAACCCTTATCGCCCGTATCTTAGCTATTTTGTAAACCTATACGACGTGGATTTTATGAATGCTTTAACGGATCGACATAGAACTAACTATGACCGCACCCGTAAGATGCATTTCATGCGGGACCACGGGGCCTTTGTAGCTCCGCCCATGCCTATTACCCGTACCGCACCTGTGATAGACAAGGTGCTGGAAAAGATTCGGCCAGAAATTAGGAGATGAGAGTATGCGATGCTATAAATGCGGTGTTTCGGCCCCACCTGGTGCCAAATATTGCGGCAACTGTGGCGCCTTGTTGGAAGCTTATGGCCCGGTTATCCCAGACCCGAATAATCATGACAAGGATTATCGGTGGTCAATCCAGATCCAGGACTGGACGAGTATAGATGATTTCTTTTTTGACCATTACACGCATAAACTGGACTGCATTGATGACTGGGTATGGTCGCGGGTGGATGCGCTGGAAGAGAAAGTCCAGGATCCGCACAAGACTTTGGCACAGTACCAGAAGCTGCGGGAAGCCGCTGAGCAGAAGTTTAAGCCCTTTTTTGAGGGCATGGTCCCGTATTACTCTCCCGTGGTCATGACGTACTACTGGGATGTTATAGACAGCATCAACCAGGCTGAGGCGGGTTACCGATCAAGACTGCCAGAGCATCAGCAGGAATATGAAGCGGTCAAGGCACAGAAAAACGCCAAAAAGGCTATCGCTGACCGGATTGCACAGCGCTTTGTTTATAATCGGATGCTCCCACAGGCTGAAGTGCTGAGCGATTTTACTAAAGCAGAACAAGCCATAGCCAGGCAGGTACTCCGAGAAATGCTGCGCTCCGGTAAACTGCTGCGCGGCAAAAAGGATATATCAAGCCGTGGACGTTGGATGCTTATCAAGACATAAGGAGGTAGTCCTGTATGGATTATCATTTTAGCTATCGGACCAAAAATGGGTCAGTCTGCCTGATCTTGTCATATAAAATCGGGAAGAAGTGGTATCAGAAGACCCGGCAAGGTTTCCGCACCCAGCGGGAAGCACGCCAGCATCAGGATGAGCTGCTGGGCCTGGCTAAGCAGGAAGCCGGCTTTGCCGGTGCAGTCGCAGATTTGAAAGGGCTTACCCTGCGCCAGTTCTGGCCAATGTATGAGCGGGATAAGAAGGAGCAGCTGTCCTCCTCTACTCTGCTCTCTTACCGGATGTCCCTCAACCGCCTGGGGCCCATCCTGGACATACCGCTGGCGGAACTGTCTACGGCTGCCATTGTCAACGCTTTTGGCCAGATCCAGGCAGCGCCGCGGACGAAGAACCTCAACCTGGCCGCTCTCAAGACCATCCTGGAGCATGCCCGTAAGGTCTATCACCTGATCCTGGTCAACCCGGCGACGCCCGTGGCCAGGATCAAGAGCAGAAAAAAAGAGCCCATCAGGGCACTTACCCACGATGAGCTCACTCGGCTGCTGGCTGTGGCCAAGACCAGCCGCAAACATGGCCTGTATCTTTTTATCCTGGTGGCCGCCACCACCGGCATGCGCCGTGGGGAGATCCTGGGCCTCACCTGGGACGCCATCGACTGGATGCACCAGACCATCCGGATTGACAAGCAGTGGTCACGCCGTCGCGACTGGTCCTATGGATTTGGCCCTTGCAAGACCAAAAACTCATACCGTACCATCCATGCCTCTACCCCCTTGCTCCAGGCACTGCGCAAGTGGCAGCAGACTCAGCCTGTCTCCATTGACAACCGGGTATTCGGGCTCAGTAAGCCTAGCTATTTCTATGAGCAGGCAAACGAGTTGATCCGGTCCATGTACCCTGGGCGTACCCT